CCGCTCGCTGGAAAAATCTCAGGATTTGACGCTAACAGCAGCCTGATAGGCTCTAACACGCCCCGCATTTCGCCGCTTAGCTACAAAGACCTTGATTACCGCTATGGCAATGCGCTAATCAATTGGGCTAAGGAAGTGCTGCACGTTGATTTGATGCCGTGGCAGCAGTTCCTATTGCGCGAAGGATGCGTCAGGCGCGACGGACATTTCAGGTATAGGACGCTGCTTGCAATCGTTGCCAGACAGAACGGTAAGACTCTTGTGTCTGCTATTCGCATTCTTGGCGGCATGTGCTTGTTTGGCGAGCGCTTCGTCCTAGGCACTGCGCATAATCGCTTCACTGCTCTTGAGGCTTGGAACTATGCCTTTGATTTGGCGCACTCTGCAGGGCTGCAGCTAGGCAGGATGCGCAGAGCTACAGGGCTTGAAGAATTCTGGTGCGAGGGCGCCCGCTACAAGCTCGCTACAGGCTCTACAGGTGGCGCACGTGGCTTGTCAGGCGTTGATCTAGTCGTCATGGACGAACTGCGTCAGATGACCCATTGGGAAGCGTACGCAGCGCTAGATAAGACAAGGCGCATCAGGCGTGACTCTCAGGTGTGGGCAATCACGACTGAAGGAGACGTGCACAGTCATGTTCTCAACAAGCTTCAGACAGTCGCAAAGGATGCAATAGAGGCGAATCAAGATAGCCCTATCGGATACTTTGAATGGTCGGCGCCTAGTCACCTGCAAGCCGATGACGTAGAAGCCTGGGCCCGTAGCAATCCTGCGCTGGGACACACGCTGGCAGAAGACACTGTCAGAGCCGAATACCAGACAGACCCGCTCGCAGTCTTCGAGGTTGAAGTTCTGTGCCGCAAGGTCGCGCAGGTTGCCAGTTGGGTTGACCCAAACGACTGGGATGCCTGCCAAAGAGCGGACAGGTTCCCCATTGATGGACCCTTCGTCCTCGCCATCGATGCAGTGCCTGAGCTTCGCCACGTGAGCATTGTCGCTGGCGCTCTTGTCGGCGGTATTCACCACTTAGAGCTTGTAGAGACCTTCACAGGGCCCAGGGCTCTGGCATACGCTGAGACCCGCCTGCAAGGTTTGTTGACCCGCTGGCGCCCTGCCGCCCTTGTATCGCTCGCGAAGGCGCCCTGCGAGCCGTCAGTGGCGAAGCTTGCCTTGCAGGCAGACATAGAGCATCAGGTTGTGCGCCCTGCAGAATGGGCTAGAGCCTGCCGCATGTTCTACGCAGCTGTGCGCAATCGGCAGATATCGCATCCTGGCGGCACTGACATTGCTGCAGGGCTGGCGCTTACCAAACGCGGTCCTGATGGGCTCGTCAGTCAGGTGCACAGGATCAATGACGACAGTGACAATGACGCTGCGCTCGCAGCAATCCTCGCTCTTTGGGCGCCGACACAGCTGCGCCTAGCGCCAGCACTGACATGGACGGCTTATTGATGCAGAGAACCGTTTACCAATACGTGCTTTGGTTCGTAGAACTGGCGTGCCTGATTACGATCATCTATAGCGCTTGGCTGCTAGTCGACAGACCTGCGTTTGCGATCATTGTCGCAGGGCTATTGCTCGCCACCTGCCTCTACCTTGAGACGAAGAGCGTTGACTGATGGCTCTTCTACAGACGCTGCAGCGGGCCCGCAGGGCGCCAGTGATCAACAAGACAGCGACGCCAGCTACAAGCCTGCAGGCAATCGCAGGTTGGCAAGCCTGGCCGACTGCAACCAACCTGCTGCCATATCCGACAGAGCGCGAGGTATTGGGCTTGCCTGTCGTCGGCGGCTTCCTGAGCATCAGCACAAGCCTTCTGCTGCAGATGCCGCTACATGGCTACAAGGCAGGCGTTGTCATGCCTGCGAACCCTGAGATTCTCAGCAACCCGACGCCTGGGCCCGCGCGCACCTTCGCAGACTTCATTAGCGAGTATCTGCGAGACATGTTGCTGTATGGCAACTATGTCGCAGTGCTGGGCCCTGATGATGATGACGGCTTCCCTGATGTCTTCGTTCCTGTGCCTACTGGCCAGTGGCAGATACAAGTCATAGGCAGTGACTACAACTACCTAGTCAATGGTGTGCAGTATCGACCTGACGAAGTCTTTCACGTCAGTATGAACGCTCTCACAGGCGAGCTTGTCGGTAGAGGCATCATTGACCTGTACCAGTCAGAGATTGCTAGCTGTATCGCAGCAGAACGCTGGGCTGCTGCCTATTTCGAAGGCGGCGCAGTGCCGCCTGGCGCTGTCAAGCACCCAAACCCTGAGCTAACGCAGGCTCAAGCCGACAGTCTCAAAGCAAAGATGCGAGCCGTCGCACAGGCAAGGGAATGGGCAATCCTGCCAGGCGGCACAGAGCTTGAAGTGCTGAGCAGCGACGCAGAGAAGGCGCAGCTGAATGAGACGCGACAGCTAAACAATCAACAGTTGGCTATGTGCCTGGGCATTCCTGGCGCCTTGCTGGGTCTAGATAGCCCAAGCCTGACGTATCGCAATATCACTGACGTGTTTCAGCAGTTCATAACGACAACCATTATGAGCTATTTGGTACCGCTTGAGCAGCAGTTCACACTGCAAACGCTGCCTACTGACGTTGTCGCTCAATTCTTCCCAGGCGCAGTGCTGAGACCTGACCTAGAAGGGCGCGTCAAGCTCGCTATTGAGAGCATCGCAGGTGGGCTCTACAGCAAAGAGGAAGCTCTCGACTTCTTCAACCTAGGACCGACCAACTACATGTCCGAGATTATCCAAGAGGCAGGCTAGCCATGATCGACGGCTTGTATATCCGCTCTATAGAGGCGCCCCTAGAGATTACAGGCGACGGACGCACAGTCATCGGCTTGCTTGCGCCCTACAGCGAGCGGGCCCGCGTTGATGACGGCTTCGGGCCCTACTGGGAAACCTATGAGCCTGGCTGCTTTGATCGCTGCTTGCGAGGTAGCCCTAGCTACCTGCGAGTGCAGCTAGAGCACAATGGGCACTGGGTTGGTAGGGGCAATGCCTGGCGTGACAGTCCTGAAGGGCTGCGCGCAGAGATGCGCCTAGACAACACTGAAGCTGGCAAAGAGGCGGCTTTCAAGATCAGAGACGGACAAACGCCCGGCTTGTCGCTGGCTTTCCTGCCTGGCTTGAGCCCAACTATCAGGCACAGAGACGGTACTGATGTCGTGCATAGGCGCAAGATCAAAGCCATTCATCATGTAGCGCTTTGCCAGCAACCTGCCTATGCAAACGCTCAAGTTGAAATGGTGCGCGAGGCGCCTATGGGCCCACCTGCAAGGCTCGCCTATTGGCAGGATTGGACTGCAAGAGTCAAGCGATGATCGCTAGACAGGGCGTGCCGTGAGTGATTTAGTGCTAAGCAGCGCAGCGTCTCTCGCGGCGCATCCTGGGCGACTGCACAGGCTCGCTTCCCGAGTCAGGCTCACGGCTGACACCCTTCCTGAGCCTGTGCAGCGCTCTTGTCGGCATGACACAGCGCATATGGCGCGCACCCATGTCAGAACCTATTGCAACGTTCTGACTGGAGAAGTCATGCCTGACACCCTTCCTGGCAGCAAGCGCCTTGATTGGCTGCGCCGACAGATGGACGCAGCTATTAGCGATGTCGAGACCATCAACAATCGCGCTGCCGACGAAGACAGAGACCTGTCTGACAGCGAGCAGACGACTTGCGAAGCTCGCAGGGCCCGCATTGCTGAGCTTGAGCCGCAGCTGCAGGTCGAAGCCGATCTTGCGCAGCGCAGCGCTTCCTATGGCGAGATTGTCTCGCATATCGGCTCTGCGCCTGCGCAGCAACGCACACACGCTGTAGAGCGGGCCCAGACGCAGGAGACTGAAGTCGTCTACCGCTCGCCTGGCGCCTATCTCGTTGACTACCTGACCCGCAGCGAGGACGCAGATGCAAGGGCTCGCTTTGAGCGCTACATGCAGCGAGCCGTTGCGCATCAGACGACAGCGCAGAATCCTGGCTTGCTGCCAGTGCCGATCCTCGAGCCTGTCTTCACTCAGCAGTCGCAGCGCCGACCCGCCCTAGAGGCGACGACTAGGCGCCCCTTGCCGGGCCCTGGGAAGACCTTCCAGCGACCCAAGATCACGCAGTCAACGACTGCGGGCCCGCAGAGCGCAGAGAAGGCAGAGCTTCCCTCGCGCAACATGACGATTGATCCTGTCACCGTTACGAAGAGCACCTATGGCGGCACCATCAATCTGTCCTGGCAGGATCGCGATTGGACTGATCCTGCGATCATGGACTTGCTTGTTAGCGATCTTGCAGCGAGCTACTTCAACGCAACCGATCAAGCCTTCTGCACCTACTTCGTCGGCTCTGTCGCTCAGACGCAGGCGCTCGCCACACCTGATGGCGCAGGCGTACTAGGTGCGATCTACGCAGCTACTGGCACGATCATGGCTGGCACCAATTCAATGCCTGACACGCTTTGGTGTGCGCCTGATGTCTGGGGCGCCCTGGGCTCGCTTGTCGACGGCAGCGGGCGCCAGCTATTCCCGACTGTCAACCCTGTCAACGCTCTGGGCACTGTCTCGCCTACCTCGCTGACAGGCTCTGTCGCTGGCATCAAGCTCGTTGTCGACAAGTACCTTGCGCCTGGGACCGCGATCATTGGCGACAGCACCTTTGTTGAGAGCTATGAGAGCATCGGCGGACAGGTGTCCGTGATTGAGCCGTCAGTGCTCGGCACTCAGATGGCTTTCTATGGCTATATCGCTTGGCTCACTCTCGAGCCGAATGCCTTTGTCAAGCTCACTGGCGTGCCCACGCTGCCGCTCGCTGCAAGCTCTTCTAGGAGCGAGCACGACACGCACAGCACTGGCTCTGGCAAGCGAGCAGGGCAAAGCTGATGCCGCTGCCGACAGGGCCCAATTGGGCTGACCTTGATGAATACAAAGACTGGGCCCGCATTCGCGATACCTCAGATGACGTGGCTATTGATCAGGCTCTGTCGGCAGTCAAAGAGGCAATCGTGGCTAGGGCGCCGATTCTGCTGTCGGCGCCCTGCCCGACTGACGTGCTCTATGCGTCGCTGCTCTGGACAAACAGACTGCTTAGCAGGCGCAATAGCCCTGATGGGATTGTAGGTGTCGCAGACCTAGGCGTCGCGACCATTGCTAAAGCGGACAGAGACGTGTTGCAGTTGCTGTCTCCGTGGCTAGAGCCTGTGATTGCATAATGGGCGCCTCAGATGAATACCAAACGCCAGTCTGGCTATTCGACCTAATGGGAATCACCTTTGATCTTGACGTAGCTGCCGACGCTCTAGCTGACCCTAATAGCGCGACGCCTAAGGGCACGCTATTCCAGTTCATCCGCGAGGGGCGCCCTACAAACGTCTATATGCCAGTTGTCCTCGCAGCCTATGGCGACGACTGTGCCGAAGCTATCCGCAGAGTCGGCCCTACCAGAGTGCTGGCAGGCGCATAATGGGCACGCTAGCGAGGGGCACAGAGATTGCTGCAGAGCTTGAGCTACTAGGCATCAGAGCGACGCTTGATCCTGCCGTAGCCAGTCCGCCCTGCATCCTGATCATTCCGCCGAATATCACTTGGGATCAAATGTGTGCAGTGACTGCAGCCTGGCAATTGGTCGCTATGGCGCCTGCTGCACAGACAGCTGACCGTACTAGCTGGGAACTTCTAGATGCGCTCATTGATGGCGCTGCCAAGGTCGTCGACAGTCGCAGCGCTCAACTAGTCGCCTACACACTGAATGGCAAGCAATACCCTTCCTATCTCATAACGTTTCAGGAGAGTGTTTGATGGCTGTCACAGAGAGCAGACTGAAGACTGGCACGCTGTCGCTAGGCGGCACTATGCCAGTAGACCCGCTGACGGGCCCGCCTACTGGCGGTACCGAATTCAGCTGCCAGGCGACGAACGTGACGATCACGCCTTCCTTCTCTGATGAAGGCGACATGGTTGAGACACTGTGCGGAGACACTGTGCTGCCGACGACTAAGACCGATTGGACGCTGACGGGCACGTCTATTCAGGACTTTGATAACCCTGCGTCATTCCAGAAATACACTTGGGACAACAATCTGGTAGAGGTGCCCTTCCTTTGGGAACCAAACGCTAGCGATGTCGCCTTCTACGGAATGGTGCAGGTGCGGGCCCTTGTCGTCGGTGGCGATGTCAACACGCGCCTTACCTCAGACTTTGAATGGTCGATCAAGGGAATGCCTACCGCTGTCTGGCCTACTGGCGGCGCAGCTGCGGATGATCAGGGCACGCAGTCTGATGATGACGACAGCGAAGACGACTTCGACTCTGAGGACGAAGAGTCGACAGACAATGTCTACGCTCCGGCTTGAGCTAGAAGGCGACGCACAGGTACGCCAGGCGCTGCGTCAGGTCGCATCAGACCTTGACGACTTGAAGCAAGCCAATAGCGACACAAGCCAAATCGTCACAGCGGCAGCAAGAGGCATTGCCCCTAAGAGGACAGGGCGGCTCGCTGCATCAGGCAGGGCAGCGCCTGAGCCTGGCTCTGCGGTGATCACATTCACTGTGCCCTATGCGAACCCTATTCACTGGGGCTGGCGAGCCAGACACATTGCAGCGCAGCCCTTCGCTATGACTGCAGCCGAAGCCACACAACC